TATCCAGCTAAGTATTACTTCACAGTAGATTACGCGGAAAACGAGATAGCCGATGACCCAGCGCAACACAAGCAGAGTCATGTTTTGGAGCTTCTTGATGCTGGGAAGTGGACTGGAAATATCGTTGCTTTGCCGAATAATCGAGTGCGGGTAACCCACCCAGCTTGGTTTGAGACTGGGGAAGGTGCGCCAGACTTCAAGCCAAGCCAACATATCCACTACTCAAAAAGTGATTTAGACTATACGCTTGACGTGAATCAGGTTTTTGACAACCTCTACGCAGGTAAAAAAGATGGCGGTAAGCGGAAGTAAAGATTTCGAGTTGGACGTAGCTGACTACGTTGAAGAAGCGTTTGAGCGTTGCGGCTTAGAGCTTCGCACGGGTTATGACCTAAAGACGGCCAATCGATCCCTCAACCTGATGCTCGCAGAGTGGGCAAACCGTGGCTTGAATCAATGGACGATCAATCAAAAGACGTTAGCGATGGTCAAAGACACGACCTCGTACACGGTTGACGCAACAAATCCAACCGCAACAATTGACGTTTTAGACGTGTTCATTCGTGAGACTTTGGGCGGTGTATCAACAGACGTGCCGCTATCTCGAATGTCTCGATCCGAGTACGCCAATCTTTCTACCAAAACAAGCACGGGAAAGCCTAACCAGTATTTCGTAGACAAGCAGATTAGCCCGACCATCACAGTTTGGCCTGCACCAGATCAGACATCCAAATACGATTTATATCTAAACGTGTTGAGCCGTATGGATGACGCAGATGCTGGGGCAAACACATTGCAGGTTCCGTTTCGATTTTACCCCTGCTTAGCCGCTGGTTTGGCTTATTACATTGCGCTAAAGAGAGCGCCTGAAAAGGTTGGTATGCTGAAACAGATTTACGAGGAAGAGTTCCAGCGAGCGTTGAGCCAAGACGAAGACCGCGCCTCTTTTAGAGTGGCCCCCGATCTTCGTGGGTACAACATAGCGTAATGGCTTACGCATCCAACAAGCGTGCTTACGGCATCTGTGACATCACGGGCTTTCGCTATCGCCTAAAAGACATGAAGATGACGTGGGATGGCTTATTGGTAGGCCCAGATCAGTGGTCACCAAAGCATCCACAACTCATGCCAAAGCCAGCCCCTGTTGACCCGCAGGCATTGCAGATCACGCGCCCTGATCAAGCGGCTGACGGCAACGACAACAACTTTTTCACCGTTTACACAAATGTTGGAAATGGTATTTTGGGTACAACTTTGCAAACTTTTGGAATAACCTGTAGTGTTGGCACCGTGGAGGTAACAACGTCATGAGCTTCACATTGGCAACGCTAAAATCGACTGTGCAAGATTACTTGCAGGTCAATGAGACCACGTTCAACAACAACCTGAACACGTTCATACAAGAGTCTGAGAGCCGCATCTTCAAGCTGGTTCAGCTGCCAGAACAGCGAAAGAATGTGCAGGGTACGTTGACGGCAAGCAATCGTTTCTTGGCTACGCCAAGCGACTACTTTGCGCCGTTTTCATTGGCGGTTATTGATAGCGACAACAAGTACCACTATTTGGATTTCAAGCATCCGTCATTCATCAAGGAATACAGCCCTACCACGACAACCACTGGCAGGCCCAAGTATTACTCGTTGTTTGACGAAACAGCCTTTGAGCTGTCGCCTGTACCAGATTCTGGTTATACGGCAGAGTTGCATTACCTGTATAAGCCAGCGTCTTTGACGGTTGGCGGCGACTCAGGTACGACAATCCTGTCTACGGATCACCCTGATCCGCTACTGTACGGCACCTTGGTTGAGGCTGCTGTGTTCCTAAAAGAAGCTCCTGACGTAATAGCCAACTTCGAGGCTCGGTTCAAGGAAGGCGTCTCTCGGATGAAGAATCTGAGCGAAGGCCGTGGAACCAGAGACGAGTATCGATATGACTTATTGCGTACAGGGGTAACCTAATTGGAACCAATCAAAGAGCTTGAGGGCAAAAAAGTAGCAATCATTGGTCTGGGAGCCTCCCAGATCGACTATGTTATTGGTAAAGAAAACAGCGTCGAGTGGGACGAGGTTTGGGTCATTAACTCAGCCTTGTCGGTTTTCGACTGTGATCGTGTTTTTATGCTTGACCCTGCTAGTCGATTTTTAGATACCGATGATGCAGGCAACCAAACCGACGTAATGCGAAAGCTCCTGCCTACGTTTGATAAGCCGATATACACCTGTGAGCTAGATGAGCGCGTACCTGCGCTGGTTGAATATCCGCTTGAAGAGGTCATCAAAGACCAACGCTGCGCTTACATGAACACCACGGTTTCTTATGCCTTGGCGTTTGCAGCGTGGAACAAAGTGGGCGAGGTCGATCTGTTTGGCATGGATTTCAGTTACAAAAACAACCTGCACTTCGCAGAGGCTGGCAGAGCCTGCCTTGAGTTTTGGATTTGCAAAATGATCGCCATCGGGGTCAAGGTTGGCGTAAGCCCTAGATCGTCTTTGCTCGATCAGAACGTGCCGATAGAGGAAAGGCTCTACGGCTATCACCGACTACCAAACCCGAAGATAGCGATGCCAAATCCAGAGGGAGAGTGGGTGGTCTGCAACCGCTCAGAGCTGGCACAGATGGTCAAAAAGCACAAGTTAGAGACGGTGGAGCTGCCGTCTTCACCTGAACCGTATAAGGGGTAGTTATGTCGCAAGGTAGAGTAGAGCTGGGTCAGGTCATGGTTTCAACGACTGAAAACCGTGGGCATGACGTAGAGTTTTGGGCAACGGAGACAACTAAGAAGATTTTAGGTATATCAGCAGAAGCTGAGCCGCACATTCGATTGCAGGCCGAGGCTTTCCGCAACCATATTTATGCGATAATCTTGGCAGGAATGAAGAACGCTATTGCTTCTGACAGGGTAACCATTCGCGGTTTGCTTGCGTCTCAGGGGCATGAAGACATGGCAAAGATAATCAAGGAGCTTTGATATGGCCATCACCTCTGCAATCCCTACTAGCTTCAAGCAAGAGCTTTTGGTTGGAACTCACAACTTCACAGCATCTACCGGCGATGCTTTCAAGCTTGCGCTATACACGTCCAGCGCAACCTTGGGTGCTGCTACAACGGCATTTACGACCACGGGGCAAGCCAGCGGCACCAACTACACTTCGGGCGGCGCGACAGTTACTTCGGTAACCCCAACAACCTCTGGCACGACTGCTGTTTGTGACTTTGCTGATCTAACCTTCGGCACGGCTACCATCACTGCGCGAGGGTGCATGATTTACAACGACGATCAGTCCGACAAGGCGGTTGCGGTCATAGACTTTGGTGGTGATAAAACCAGTACGGCTGGCGATTTCACTATCGTCTTCCCAAGCCCCACGGCTACTGGCGCGATCATTCGGCTGGCGTAATGGCTCATGCCGCTACAAACACTAGAGTTTCAACCGGGCATCGACAAGGAGGGCACCGACTACTCGGCTAAAGGCGGATGGGTAGACGGTAACCTCGTTAGATTCAGAAAGGGTCGTGTCGAAAAAGTAGGCGGCTGGCAAAAGCTCGGCTCAAATTATTACCTTGGCACAGGCCGAGCACTTCATTCTTGGATAAGCCTTGGCGGTGTTCGATACCTTGGCGTCGGTTCGACGTTTAAGTATTACATCGAAGAAGGTAATGCCTATTACGACATTACCCCTATCAGGGCAACCACTGCTGCTGGCGATGTTACCTTCGCCGCAACTGACGGCTCGTCCACGATCACAGTAACCGACTCTGCTCATGGCGCAGTAACCAACGACTTCGTGACATTCAGCGGAGCGGCCACCCTTGGCGGTAACGTGACAGCGGACGTGCTGAATCAGGAATACCAGATATCACTGGTTACGGGCACTAACACTTATGAAATCGTTGCAAAAGACACGTCTGGTGCGACGGTTACAGCTAACGCATCGGACACAGGCAACGGCGGTGCAAGCGTAGTAGGCACTTACCAGATCAATGTAGGGCTAGACACTTTCGTGAAATCGTCTGGCTGGGGCGTGGGCACTTGGAGTTCTGGCGGTTTTGGCTCTGCATCATCCATCAGCGCAGTGAACCAGCTCCGTTTGTGGACGCATGACAACTACGGTGAGAACCTGATCATCAACCCTCGCGGCGCAGGCATCTATCGTTGGGTCGAAAACAATGGAACCAGCGTCAGGGCGCTTGAGCTTTCTGCTGTCAGTGGGGCAAATCTAGTGCCCACAGTGGCGCTTCAGGTGATCACGTCAGAGACAGACCGCCATTTAGTGGTTCTTGGTGCAGATCCGATATCAGGTGGCGTCCGCACTGGGTTGATTGACCCCATGTTGGTGGCGTTCTCAGATCAAGAGAACGAGCTGGACTTTGAGCCAACAGCGACCAACACGGCTGGTTCTTTGCGCCTATCGTCTGGTTCTTTCATTGTCGGCGGAATCAAGTCTCGGCAGGAGATCCTGATCTTTACCGACACCAGCCTGTACAGCATGAATTTTATCGGGCCACCGCTGACGTTTGCGATCAACTTGATTAACGAGGGTTCTGGCTTGTTATCGCCAAAGTCTGCTGTGAATGCGCCAAACGGCGTGTTCTATGCCAGCAAGACAGGATTTTACTTTTACAGTGGCTCGGTCAAGCGCCTGCCCTGCACTGTGCAAGAGTACGTCTTTGAAGACTTAGACTTAGATCAGGCTTTCAAATGTCATATGGGCGTGAATACCGAGTTCAGCGAGATATGGTTCTTCTACCCAAGCATTGAAGACGGCACTGGCGAGATCAGCCGATACGTCATTTACAACTACGAAGAAAACCATTGGTCTGTGGGCAGCTTGATTCGTTACGCATGGCTTGACGCAGGCATAGAAGATCTACCGTATGCCACCGCAACGAGCAGCTCTCAGCAGTGTGTTTTCGAGCACGAAACAGGTTTTGATGACTATGAAGACGCTATGACTGGAGTTTTCATTGAAAGTGCTGACTTGGACATCTCGTCTGGTGACTCATTTACTTTTGTTAAGCAAATTATTCCTGATATGAAGTTTGTCACCGAGTCTGGGGTTAGCGTAGATCCTGCGATGAACATCGTGCTCAAGAGCAGAGATTACCCCGGACAAAGCCTAACAACCGATTCCACCACGCAGGTCACACCGACAACCACGTTTAGCAATGTGCGTACAAGGGCACGGCAAGTTGCTTTTCGGTTTGAGAGTGATGATGACAACGCGGCTGCTGACCAGAAGGGCTACAAGTGGCGGCTTGGCTCGACTCGTATTGAAATCCAGCCCAGCGGTAGGCGCGGATGAGCAAGCTGCTTGAGACAAGGTTGCCGTTTTCTCAAGGCGATTCTGTCAGTTCGGACACCTTCAACCGGCTGGTTCGTATCTTAGAATTGAACCTTGGGTCGGTTGATTTCACGATATCTCCGCACTTTAACGCGACTGAAATCAGTCAGCTTCAGTTTGCAACAGGTAGTATAATCTTCAATACTACTAACCAAATACACCAAGCGTTTGACGGTAATAGTTTTAGAGACCTCTATAGCCATCAAACTTATCCAACGGGACTAGCGATTACCGCTGGCGTTGGGGCTGTCACTGTGAGTACACCGTAATGGATGCAATGCTACAGAATCGAATTCAAAACCTGATTGGCGGAGATATGCC